TTAAAGGTTGATAATCACTACAATAGACGTATAGAACGTTTATTGAGTAGTTTATCAACCAACCCCAATTTTAAGGATATTGATTATAGCACATTTTTAAGGGCGATAGATAGATTAATCCTAAAAAAAGGTGATAAAAAAATAGTTATTGAAAGTTTCTTAAAGAAAGTAATTGAAATTATTGATTTAAGGGGTAATGATAATGAATTACCTGAAATTAATATTGAAGATAGTTTGGGTTTGGATGATATAATAAAATCCAAAATAAGTAAAAAGAAATTTCTTAAAGAAAAAGTTGCTTTACAGATTGAGTTATTGAAATTACAGGAGTGGGTTAAAAATAATAATGAAAAATTAGTCATTGTATTTGAAGGTAGGGATTCTGCTGGTAAGGGATCGATAATTAAGGTAATGACTGAGTATTTAGATCCTAAATATTTCAACGTAGTGGCTTTAGGTATCCCAACAGAAGAAGAAAAAACTAATTGGTTTGGTAGATATTCTAAACATATTAAGAAAGGTAAGATTACATTTTTTGATAGGAGTTGGTATAATAGAGCTGTTGTTGAACCAGTTATGGGTTATTCAACAAAAAAAGAGTATAATGATTTTATGGGTAGTGTCAATAACTTTGAAAAGGAATTGATAGATTCAGGGGTTAAGTTATTTAAGTTTTGGTTATCAATAACAAAAGAAACTCAGCAAATTAGATTTAGAGCAAGACAAATGAGTCCATTAAAATATTGGAAGTATTCACCAAATGACGCAGCTATTGCTAATAAATGGGAAGAAATAACCAAATACAAGGAAAAGATGATTAAAAACACGTGTAAGGTATCTGATTGGGTTATTGCCGATTCAAACGATAAAAGGATATCTGCTTTAAATACTATGAGATATTTGTTAAATAAAATGACTTATAGTGGTAAAAATGAAAAAGTGTGTAGATTAAAATATCCTGAAGTTATTACCAGAATTGGTAATGAATAATTTGTTTTTAAACTTTATTTTTATTATTATTAGAATATGAAAACATTAATATTTAGCTCGGTTTTATTTTTTATCATACAAACCAAAGAATATAGGAATGGGTATTATAAATACACTGCCTATAATGACACACTTAAATATACGGTGATTAGTACTACCGAATATGAAATTAACGATACTTTATACTTTAATAATAAAAAATAATTATGGATATACTTTCATTATCAATTGATCCTAAGTATAAAAAGTGGTTAAAAACTATTTACGATGGTGGTGATTTACACCCTTCATTTATTTATATGTGCGATAAACATAAAAGATTAAATGATAAAATACCTGTTGAGTATAGGGATATTTATAAGTTTAAAACAATTGAAGATTTCGTTTACTACGTAGATACTTTAGAATCTGAGACAGATAAAGAAGAAATGATTAAAAAGAATGGTTCTCAAACAATATATGAGAATGATGATTTCATAGTAAAAAGAGTATTCAATGAAGAAACTATGAAGTTATATGGTAAAGGTACTAAATGGTGTATTTCTTCGGATGACAATAACCAATGGGAAAGATACACTAAAAAAGGTGATGTTTTTTTCTTAGTATTATCTAAAAAATTACCATATGGTAGTCAATTCAATAAGTTTATAGTTCAGTTATCAACCGAAAAAAGTATTACAATATGGGATAGGGCTGATATGTCTTACCATTCACACATATTCGATTTAATTAACTTGGATAAAGACGTATTTAGCGATCATTATAATTTAGAGATTATATCTACTCTTTATTCACATATCACTAAAGAAGAGATTATTAATATATTGGAAAATAATAATGCTATAATTGCTGGAGGTGCATTAACATCCGTTATTAAAAAAGAAAAAATCAATGATTTCGATATATGGTTTTCAAATGAGGATGATTATAAAATGGCTATTAGTGAATTTGATTCTTTTTATATTGACAAAATAAGAGGTAATAGTAGAAGTTTTTTCAGTATGAATAATAGCAAATATACTACTTCTAATGCTATAACTTACACTATTGATAATATGAAATACCAGTTTATTAATCCATCCAGATATGATTTTGGTAATGTTGGTGAAATTATTAAACAATTTGATTTTATCTGTGTAATGTGTGGTGTGGATATGAAGAATAAGAAATTAGTATATAATAATAATTTTTTTAGTGATGCTAATAGTAAAAGAATACGTATTAATCCAACATTAAAAGCACCGGCATCCTTACTTGATAGAATAATTAAATACACTAGAAAAGGTTTTACTTTGAGTAAATCATCTCAGAGAGACGCTTTAAAATTATTATCTAAAGTAACTGAACAGGAAATAGATGATGTTACATTAACAATGTATTAATTATTTCAATCTAACTACAATATCAATAGAAGGGTTTAATATTTGTAAGATTTGATTATCATCTGCAAGTATTATCTCTTCTGTTATTTGTATTTCACCATCAGAGTTTACGGTTTGAACTGATGTATTTTGTGAATAGATACCACCCACTTTATTATATACTTTAAGTGATGTTAAGTTTAACACACCTGGTGTATTCATAATAGCGGCTTTTACAGTTCCCAAATAAACATCATCACCCAAAGCAAGTTTAGATTTATCAAAAATATTAGATATATTTGTCACAACTGCTGTTGATAAATCGGTTGGTGAATATTGTTTATTGTATTGAATATCGATAGTAAATCCAATATTTACTACTTGCGCTGGTTGAACAACCACATAATCATTTATCATCCTATATTGTGAAAGATATGTTGCAATGTTATTGGCAATATTTGAGTTAATATCACTTGTTAAATTACCATTTGCATCAGTAGTAAGAATATTTACATTTATCTTATTACCTGCTTTTGTCACACTTACTTTAGAAGGTGCTCCAAACTTACCAGGCATTTTAAATATTTGTGATTCGTAATCTTCAAGAGTAACACATCTTTCTTGTGCTGAAAAATTAAATCCAATATAGTTTCTAGCCTCTTCAATTGTAGGTTGATTTGCTCCACCTAAAGACGAAGTAACATTTGTAGCCGCTAAAGAATTAACTACCGCTGTATTAATTGTTGAGTTTGGACCTGTAACAACAAGATTGGCTGATGTAATTCTTGTAAGAGTATTAGGGTTAAGTATTGATTGTTGTCCTCCACCAACTCTATATTTAACAAATATTGTTGTATTTGCTTTTGGTGCTAAACCTAAAACAGGGTTATTTGTTATTTCATTATAATCGATATTGAACTCGTTTAACGTGAATTGTGTTATTGCGTCATTATCTGTTTCAGAACCACCAAAAGTAATAACCATAAAGTTTTCTGGTGTGTATTCAGTAATAAACTTTTTATTTGTTTTAGTCCATTTACCCTGTCTAATTCCATCTACAACAGGTAAGTTGGGATCTTCAATAAACACGCTTTGTTGTGCTAAAGCATCTACTTCAAACCACCTTTGATTATCATCAAAAAATACAGAATCTTCAGGTATTGTAGTGATAGCTGTCCCATCTTGAACTACGATTGAACTAACTGATAATACATTTCTTTCAGGTAGAATAATTTGATAGAATGGTCTCACATTATTCGCATTAATAATTTGTCTAAATGTTCTTGTTTCACCATTAACAACAATTTCAGTTTTAATAATTTGGTATGCCACCACTTTATTATTAACATCGAACACAGGTAATTTTAATCTATTAGGGAATCCGTTTGAGTTAATTGTAGATGAAAAATCAATATCAGTTAAAGTTTCAAACACTTGTCCTCCACCACTAATTTTAGTTCCTGCTTTAAGAATACCTAAATAATTAACATCTTCTTTATCACCATTTACAGGTACATTAATACTAAATTGACATACTGCAACAGAAGGTCTATTACCAGGTATTTTTAATCCATAGGTTCTTGCTATGTTATAGATTGAATTAGTTTGTTGTGCGAATTGTAAATAGGTTTCTTGGATACTTCTATCGATGTGGAAGTTAAGGTTATCTGCAACCGCTGCGTTGATATCTACTAATACTGAAAATAAACCAGCATCACCAAAGTTGGTAATTAAATCAGGGTAATATGTTTGAACATAACCAATAAGTTCATTTCTTAAACCTGTAAATTCACGTTCTGCGTATGATATTTTTCTTTCTGCCATTATATTGTAATATTAATTGTATCTTGCTTACCAAATATTGAGCCGTTATTTATATATTTAATTTGAAGATTGGCTCTTCTTTCATTATTTGGATCTGCATTTATTATTATATCAGTTATTTGTACTTGTGGGAAGTATTTTGTAACCGCTGTTCTAACTTCATCTTTCATTGCTTCATAAGTAGTATTATCATTTGGATTAAAAATAAAATTTCTAAGATTTGTTCCAAAATCAGGTAAATAATATCTTTCACCTTTATTAGTTAATAATAAATGTGTCAATGATGAACGTATTTCATCGTTGCTTGTTGTTGTTTGCTTAACAAACTCAGTATCACTTTCTGTGAATGGAAAAAATATACCAATAGTAGCCATATTTTAATAAATAGTTTTCTTTAGATTTTTTGATTTTCTTTTATTTATATATAAATGAATAAATATAGAATTAAAACTAAAATACTTCCTGAGCAAAATCAATACTTGAGATTTAATCTTAATCAAGATTTTGATGTTTTGGATATTTTAACTTTAAGCATTTTTGGAACAGATGCGTATCCTAACCCATGTGGTGATTGGGGTGTAATAATGGGTAGAATTGTTGATAGTAATAGTTTTCCAATGGAAAATGTTAAGGTTGGGTACATTTTACCATTAGATGATACGGACGAAAATGATGTTACTATAAGTTCCATATATAATGATATTATGGGTAATAATTATCCTTTATTACCAAAATATAAGGTAAATAAAAATCATTATCCTGTTGGTGGATTTCCAAGTGAAGATGAAGTAATGGCTAATTCGGCTTTAGAATA